GCGAGAAGCAGAGACAAGATTCTGAGGATGAAGGTGAAGAGTCCGAGGATGAAGGGTCTGAAGGTGAAGAGTCTGAAGGCGAAGAGTCCGAGGATGAAGGGTCTGAAGGCGAAGAGTCCGAGGATGAAGGTGAAGAGTCCGAGGATGAAGGGTCTGAAGGCGAAGAGTCCGAGGATGAAGGCGAAGAGTCTGGTGGGAAAGAATCTGATGCTGATGCGGACGATGTAGATGATGCTGAGGCTGGTGACAATGACGCTGGTGACAGTAATGATGATACCACTGAGGCTGATGTAGATGCTGAGGTGTTTTTGCCTACTGCCAGCACTGATGAAACTTTTCGTGAGAAACAACAGACCTTGGTATTGGACGCTTCAGTGAAGTCAGTCTATGTGAACATTCCTACTCCGAATCTCAAAGATGTTGTCGCTCCCATTACGACAGTGATGAAGGGGTTGAATTTCCACTATAACGGGTCATTTGATCGGGAGAGGGGTGCAGAAATTTATCGGTTATTCAAGGAAAAGAATGCCGATTACATTGGGCTGCTCGCACAGGAGTTTGAACGTAAGAAAGCCGCAAAAACTTATAACAAGTCCAAGATTGCAAATTCGGGTGATATCAATATCAACAAACTAGCCAGCTATCGCCTTGACGATAACATGTTCAAGAAGTTGACGGTTGCCTACAAGGGCAAGTCACACGGCTTGGTCTTGTTGTTAGATCGTTCATCGTCGATGCGTTCAATGATTGAAGGGGCAACGGAGCAATTGATGGTTCTTGCTATGTTTTGCCGCAAAGTCAATATCCCGTTTGTGGCTTATAGTTTCACCACTCCTGGGTATGAGACGCTTGAGAATGATTTTGGATACCGAACGAGAAGTAACGCTCTTATCCCGTTCAGTATGAATGAAGGTGAAATGGTTATGTCCAAACTCGCTTTCCGAGAGATATTGAATTCCAACATGCAGGGGGCAGAATTTAATAATGCCGTGACCAAGCAATTGCAATTGTCAAAAGGCATGCGTTGCGAACGGTCTGGATACAAGGTCACTCACCAGGACAGGCTATCGAGTCCCATCCCGAACTATGAGAGCATGGGGACCACCCCACTCAACGAAGCCATTATCGTGTTGCGTGACGTGGTGCGAAATTTCAGAAAGAAGTTCAACCTGGATTTGGTGAACACGATCATCATGCACGATGGCGATGCGGACCCGAACTACGCAATCTACACAGAGGGAGTGCCCATTGACCCGAACCGCAGTGACGCGAAAAATACGATGCCCGATCATGCGCGGTTTGACCAGACCACAGACCGGGTCACCATTCATGATGTCAAAGCCAGGATGTCTTTTGATTGCCCCCAAACGCAGCATGGGTTGACCGTGGGACTCCTGAACTGGCTACACGCCACAACAGGATGCGGAATCTTTGGATTCTTTGTAGTCGGGAACGATGTTGACCATGCCTTAGCGAAGATGTATACGAACAAGGACGGTGTGGAGTTGGGGGGGTATACGAAGTATTCGTTGCAGGGAGACGCACTTATCATGGTAGAAGGGCTGAAACAGAAACTTGAAGAGGAGAAATTCCTTGAGTCGTATAGCAAGGGGTTTACGCGATTCTATTTTATTCCCGGCGGAAACGATAATCTGTCTACCCACTCTAGGAAGATGGAACTTGAGGGACGCGCAAAGAAGTGGAATGCTGAACGGTTAGAGGATGCGTTTCGCAAGGTGTCAAGAAAGCAGTTTGTGTCTCGCGTGCTAGTCTCGCGTTTCATGAACCTTATTGCTGCCCATTGATAGAGTGTTCAAAAATGAACATCAAAATGGGGCAAAATACCCCAGTTTTGGGGTTGACAATTTCTGTGGATATGGTAGAATTATAGAGTCAGTTTATTTTATTTGGAGCATTGCGTTATGAAAGCCGATATCAAGCACTATAACATGTGGATTGAGTTAATTCAGAAATTAGCAGATGGTCGCACGATCATCCCTAGGACTGAAATCCATACTCTTGCGGACAAACTCGGTTTGAAACACCCGCAATGGTTTACACGCGATCACGCGATGCGTGCAGGACGCGGTTTGTATTACGTGCCTGTCTCAGTAAATGGCACCAAAGCCGTGAAGGGTGCGTCTGCACCTGCTGAAAAGAAAATCGTCAACTCTTCAGATTCAGTTATGCCGCATTTGAATCCTACCCTCAAGGAATTAACTACGCCTAAAGCCACAGCAAAACCCCGTATCACTTCAATGACTACAGACATTGAAGATCAGGGAATTGTGCCTGAAGTCTATGGCAACTACCAACCCTTCGGGACCTTTGACGATCTCAAGTCAATCATCGCGTCCAAGAAATTTTATCCGGTATTCATCACAGGTCCATCAGGCAATGGCAAATCCATGTCTGTTGAGCAAGCCTGCGCTTCGCTCGGTCGAGAATTCATCAACATTCCCATGACTGCGGAAACAGATGAAGGCGACTTGCTTGGTAACTATGTGCTGGTCAATAACGAAATGGCATGGCGCGATGGTGGGGTCACGGTTGCGGCTCGTCGTGGTGCGGTTGTGTGCATTGACGAAGTGGACTATGGTGCACAGAATTTGTCGTGCTTGCAGCGAGTGTTAGAAGGCAAGTCATTCATTCTCAAGAAGAAGGGTGAGATTGTCCTTCCCAAAGAAGGGTTTCAGATCATCGTGACTGCGAACACCAAGGGCAAAGGCTCCGAAGATGGTCGCTACATGTTTACGAATGTCCTCAACGAATCCTTCCTTGAGCGATTCCCGATCACCTTTGAACAGACGTGGGCGCCGGGGAGCATTGAGAAAAAGATTATCAAGGGGGAGTTGACTCTTGCGGGGCATACTGATGATGCCTTTGCGGAACTGCTCGTTACCTGGGCAACCGTGGTGCGGAAGGTGCATGAAGATGGCACCTTACCTGAAGTGATCTCTACTCGTCGGTTGGTGCACATTGCCAGAGCATATTCAATTTTCAATGGCAGCAAACTGAAAGCGATCACCTTCTGTCTGAATCGGTTTGATGAAGTCACCAAGACTGCGTTGATTGATTTGTATACCAAGCTGGATGCTTCGGTGGTGGTTGATAACAGCAAAACCATTGAAGAACAAGCGGACGAAGCCTCTGCGAAGTTTGCTGCTGCTGGAATCAATGACTAAACCGGCAGATGAAATAGTTGTTGACAAGGGGTGTGTTATGTGATATAATCATATCTGTCGTGCGAATTGTTCTCTACAGTAACAGTTCAATCTTTTTTGCATCTAGGGGGATTTATGTGATACACCGGTTAGTTGTCTAATGTGTTCGTTTGTTATGGAGGTTCGCCGCGCTCCCATTCTGCGGTATTTCAATAGTGAGGTTTTTATGTCTAATGTTTCAGCAAAGTCCCGCATCCTTTCATTCTTGAGCAAGACTTCGGGTTACAACACCCTTAGCGTTGCACAGGCTCGCGCACGTTTTGGCATTCGTAATGTCAATGCCGTGATCTCCGCACTCCGTAGCGAAGGCTATGCGATTTATCTCAACGCCAAGAAGCGTGGAGATGGTTCGCCAGTCAACGTCTACCGATTGGGCAAGCCTTCGGCTACGTTTGCTTCGGAATGCGCCTATCGTGGCGTGACCGCAAAGGGCGCGAACTAATCAGTTAGTTCGATCCGTCCATCAAGTAGGGGAGGCCGCAATGGCTTCCCCTACTTTTCTTTGTCAGGAGAACTCATGGCACTCAAAACGACCATATCCCCATACGGCAACGATCTCATGATGAAAGAGGCTATGGTAGTCCTTCTTGAACGGCACAAATTCAATTGCCAGCTTGAGTTTCCTCTCGATCATGGGATTGCTGAAAATGCCACCTTCGCCTACATGCTTGATTACGCCTCAAACTCCTTTCGTATTACCATGCGGAATTACATGCTCCAAGGTGTCAAGGCTGCTGAAACCTATCACTATGTCCCTGCAACGTGGTGGGATCATTTCAAAACTGAAAAATTTCCCCGTTGGGCACTTGACCGCTGGCCGGTAAAATACAACAAACTTCTCAGACAAGCCTACCCTCTTTGTCCGCATGGCGCCGATCAGTGGCCCCATGCCAAACATATTAGATTTTTATATTATGGAGATGAAGCTAATGTTCCGAAATAAATGGGATTTGAGGTTCATTGAACTCGCTCGGTATATCAGCACATGGTCAAAAGACCCTTCCACATGCGTAGGTGCTGTGATTGTGGATAAGCGCAATCGGATTATTTCGACAGGCTATAATGGATTTCCGCGTGGTGTGAAAGACACCCCCGAACGATTGAATGATCGTGAAGTGAAATACAGCATGGTCATACATGGAGAGATCAATGCTCTGTTATTTGCGACTCAGCCTCTTGAGGGCACTACTCTATTCCTCTGGCCGTTCCTCTCCTGTTCTAAATGCACCGCAATCATAATCAACGCAGGTATCAAACGAGTGGTTGCCCCGCTGTCCTTCAATCCCCGATGGGAGAAGTCTATTGAGTTGAGCCAAACGCTGTATCATGAAGCAGGGGTTCAAGTAGTGCTAATTCCTGGTCTTGTGGAAAAGGTAGGCACAGCATGAACGCCGTAGTAGTAGAAGAACTGCTATGGTTTTTGTTGATAGCCCTTCTTGTGTTTGCCATTTGCTACACGCCATGCTAGGACTCAGTTCCAAAAAATGACGCATATATACTACTGACACTCACTACACACATGGAGGTTTGGCATGGAAATAAAGATTGATATTGAGCAACTTCGGAAGCAGAAGATTTTTATTGCGACACCTATGTATGGGGGTCAGTGTCTAGGCATGTATATGAAGAGTTGTCTAGACCTTCAGACCATCTTCCAGCAATACGGCATCACATCCCGCTTCTCATTTATTTTCAATGAGAGTTTAATTACCAGGGCCCGTAATTACCTCGTTGATGAATTCCTGCGAACAGACTTCACCCACCTTCTCTTCATTGACGCGGATATCCATTTCAATCCTCAAGATATCATCGCAATGATGGCACTGGACAAAGATGTAATCGGTGCACCCTACCCCAAGAAGGCAATCAACTGGGGCAATGTCGCTACCGCCGCACGCAACCATCCCACCCTGGACCCCAAGGAACTTGAAAATGTCGTGGGTGACTACGTGTTCAATGTCGTCAAAGGCACTGAGCGATTCCAAGTCTCTGAACCCTTGGAAGTCATGGAGATTGGCACAGGCTACATGCTCATTAAACGAGAAGTGTTTGCGGTATGGGCTGCTGCGTATCCTGAGAAGAAATATCGCCCCGATCACGTTGGGCAAAAGAATTTTGATGGCACCCGCTACATTCATGCGTTTTTTGACACAGAAATTGATCCGGTCTCAGAGCGATACCTCTCAGAAGATTATGCGTTTTGCCAATGGTTTCGTCGGACTGGTGGGCAGATTTGGTTGTGCCCCTGGATTCAGACGCAACATGTTGGCACGTTCGCCTTTACTGGGAACATGGCAAAGATCGCTGAATTGACTGGGAAACTCTAACAGGAGTCTTTATTATGATTATCGGTCTTGTCGGATTCATCGGGTGCGGAAAGGGAACTGTAGGAGATTTGCTCGTACAGGATCACGGCTTTGTCCAAGACTCCTTTGCAGCACCGCTCAAAGATGCCGTGGCTAATATCTTTGGGTGGAATCGCACCATGCTTGAGGGGAGCACAAAAGCCTCAAGGGATTGGCGGGAACAACCCGATGAATTCTGGTCAGAGAAATTCGGAAAACCATTCTCCCCACGGTTAGCCTTGCAACTCCTAGGCACCGAAGCGGGACGCAACGTATTCCATCAGGATATTTGGGTTATCAGTTTGCTCAATCGCTGCAACAAACGGGGGAATACCGTGGTGACTGATGTTCGTTTCAAGAACGAAATCGCAGTAATACAAAAGGAAGGTGGGGTGATTGTGCGGGTCCGCCGTGGGGATGAACCGTCTTGGTATGACACCGCATGGAAGGTGAATACCGAAGGACTTTCCCCAACAGAAATGATTGGGGTCCATCAATCCGAGTGGGATTGGGTCGGGTCTCCAATCAATCACATCATCTATAACGATGGCACCTTATCCAACTTGCGGGACGCCGTGCGCCACATTGCCCAAAATCATGAAATGTTTGAACGAGTCATGCCCACACAGACCCATGCCGATGATCGGATACGAATGTGATTGACTTTCCCACTCCGTTGTGCTATAATCTTATCTGTCGTGTATCACTACATTATTATTCATTTGTGAGGTTCCCATGAAGTTGTCAGAAGCCACCTTAGAGTTACTCAAGAATTATGCCGCAATCCAAGACGGTATCTTTATCAAGAAAGGCAACCTGCTCCGCACCGTCAGCAAAGAAAAGACGATCCTCGCAGAAGCCACCATTGATGAAACGATGCCAGTGGACTTTGGTATCGGGGAACTGACTCAACTCCTCGCCATTCTCTCCCTCCACAAACAAACACCAGACCTTGATATTGATGGAAACAACTTAGTGATTAGTGGGCTGGATGGACGCAGCAAGATCACTTACCGTTGTTGTGACGCTTCCGCTGTGAAGCCAGCACCCGATAAAAACATCGTGGTGCCCACACAAGATGCCACCTTCCTGTTGACGGAAGCTGATATGGAATGGGCAATGAAGTGTGCCAGTGTCCTAGGATGCCCGAACATTGCCGTGGTGGGTCAAGGGGGATTCCTGTCTCTCCAACTCCTCGATGGCGCAAACGATGCCGCGCATACCGATACCCTCAGAGTGGAAACCCACACCGGACCAGATTGCTTTTTCATGTTCAAAACCGAGAACTGGAAGATGCTCCCAGGCACCTACAAGGTTACGATCTCTTCCAAGGGGGTCTCGCACTTTGAGAACACCGCTCGCAAGTTAGCCTACTGGATCGCTTTAGAGCAGAAGGCGAAGTAATGACCCCACGGGAAATTGCTGCATGGTTTGACCGCTATGATATTAGTGACGTGCAACCACCCTACATGGGCAATTACCGACCTGGGTTTATCCTATGCCCATACGTGCCGGTGCAGTATTGCAATCCTATTACTGTGGTTGAGAGTCCATTCCCCACATGGCTC